AACTTTCTGCTGCACATCGTAGGGAAGTCATTGAGGATCTTCTTGATATCAAAATATTTTCTTCTATGAATATGGTGATTAAGGAAAAAATACGCCATGCAAAGGAAGATATTAAAGTTCTTGAATTAAAGAAAGAGTCTCTTCTTGATAAGGTCACGATGCAGGAAAGTTTTATTGAGGAGCTTGAGAACAGAGGAAAGAAAGATATTGATGATAAAAATGTTTGCGTCATGTCTCTGTCTGAAGAAATTGGACAACTGATGGGTGATAATTCTTCGTTAGAAGATCCACTTCGTCAATATATTCAAGAGCAGGATAAACTAGTTGGGTATGCAGAAAAATTGCGTAAACTTGGAAACTTAAAGGGCAAGATCTCTCAGAAAGTATCTACTATTACTAAAGAACATAAGTTTTTCACTGAGAATACGGTATGCCCCACATGCACTCAGTCTATTGAAGAGACCTTCAGAATAAATAGAATTAACGACGCTCAATCTAAAGCAAAGGAGTTGCAATCTGGTTATAAAGAACTAGAGGAAACAATTAAAGAGGAAGAAGGGCGAGAGCGTCAATTCACCGCTCTATCGAAGGAGATCTCAAAATTAACGAATGGCATTTCTCAAAATAATATTAAGATTAACGGATTACGGAGACAAATCCAAAATCTTGAAAAAGAAATTCAAGTTCTTACCGAGAACCTTGCAAACCGAAATTCTGAACATGAGAAGTTAGAATCCTTCAGAGACAATTTAAAAACTACATACGACGAACTCGCTTCTAAAAAAGACACAATCAACTATTACGATTTTTCGTATAGTTTACTTAAAGACGGTGGAGTAAAATCTAAAATCATTAAGAAGTATCTACCGCTGATAAATCAGCAAGTTAACCGTTATCTTCAGATGATGGATTTCTATATCAACTTCACTCTTGATGAGGAATTTAACGAAACCGTCCAGTCACCTATTCACGAAGATTTTTCTTATGCTTCTTTTAGTGAGGGAGAAAAAATGAGGATCGACCTTGCACTTCTGTTTACCTGGAGGGAGGTTGCGAGGATGAAAAACTCAGTCAACACAAATCTTCTTATTATGGACGAAGTGTTTGATAGTTCACTTGACGGATTTGGAACAGAAGAGTTTTTGAAGATCATTCGTTATGTAATCAAAGATGCAAATATTTTTGTTATCTCACACAAAACAGGTTTAGAGGATAGATTTGAGAGTGTCATTAGATTTGAAAAAATAAAAGGATTTAGTAGGATGTGCAAATGATCGGTATTATTGGTAATGGATTTGTTGGAAATGCAGTGTATCAAAACTTGAGAGATAAAGTATCTTGCAAAGTTTTCGATCTCGACAAAAACAAATCGTTTAATAGTTTGGATGAAGTTTTAAATCAAGAATTTATCTTTGTTTGTTTGCCAACTCCCATGAAATCTACGGGAGAGTGTGATCTAACGATACTAGATAATTTCTTTGGCAATGTTTCAAATACTATCGATGGGATATTTGTAATCAAGTCTACAGTTCCTATTGGGACTACTAAAAAATATTCTAGTAAGCATAAGGTTATTCATAATCCAGAATTTCTCACTGCACGAAATGCAGTAGAAGATTTTAGAAATTCTGAACGAAATGTTATTGGTGGAGATCTGGAACTTTGTAATAAATTTGTTCACTTCTTTGAGAAAGTTTTTCCAGATATTCCAAATGTAATTACGTCGTCTGACGAAAGCGAATCTATCAAATATTTTTCAAATACTTTTTTGGCTTGCAAAGTTGCATACTTTAATAAAGTATATGATTTTTGTAATTCTCTTGGTATGGATTATGAAACTGTTTGTTCTGGTATAACCTATGACAGTAGAATTGGAAAATCGCATACTCAAGTTCCTGGTATCGATAATGACCGTGGTTTTGGTGGAACTTGCTTTCCAAAAGATCTAAACTCTTTAATCGTTCAGATGGAATCTAATAATATAAATGCTGACATTTTTAGAGAAGTTTGGAAATATAATAAAGAAATTAGAAATATCATTGATTGGCCAGTTACCTAAGTGTCACAATAAATAAATTTTTTCCACCTTTCTTTGGTATGATATCCCTATTGTTCAATTCCCACAATGGCACAAAATGTTCCAAACTGGCAGCACCACTCTAAGAAGGATCAGAAACGAAAACTTAAACCGCAAGCACTGAGGCAAGCAAAAGCACGACTCGCCCAGTTCAAAAAGTGTCACATGGGTCGCCCAAAAGGCGACCTTTCGTTTTATGATGGTCTCATACGAAACGAAATCAATGGCAGTCTCTCACGAAATCAAATCTCAACTTGCCAAACTTCTTGCCACTGAAGATCTTGTAGTAGAGCACAAGCAAGTTCCAACTGCTTGCTTTAATGTTCATACTCGTGTTCTAACGCTTCCCTTGTGGGAAAAAGCGAGCGGAACTGTATACGATCTTCTTGTGGGACATGAAGTGGGACATGCACTCTTTACCCCCGATGTGGATTGGACCGAAACTGTAAAAGTTCCTCAGCAGTTTGTGAATGTGGTTGAAGATGCCCGTATCGAAAAACTGATGAAACATAAGTATGCTGGACTTGCTAAAACTTTTTATGGTGGGTATAAGCAACTGAATGAAGAAGATTTTTTCCAGATTGCTGATGAAGATGTTTCTTCTTTCAACTTAGCTGATCGTGCCAATCTTTACTTCAAGATTGGTAATTTTGTCAACTTGGATTTTAAACCAGAGGAACAAGAAATTATCAATCTGATTGGTGCTTGTGAAAGTTTTGCAGATGCTCTGATTGCTGCCGAGGAACTTTACAAGTATTGTAAGAAAGAAAAGGAACAACAACAAAAGGTTTCTGACTTTGATTCTCATGAGATTCGAGGAAATTCACAGTCTCCTGCAAGTGAAATTGTAGAGAGTAATGACTCTTCTTCTGAGCAAGATGGTGAGAGTGATAACTCTTCTTCGCAAGAGTCTTCTGATTCGTATGGTGGAACTGCTCAGGGGGAGGAAACTCCAGTAAAGTCTGCTGGAACTCAAGATGATCCAGAGGTTCGTACAGCAAATTCTTTGGAAGATAAGATTCGTGATCTTGTTGGTAATGATACTTATGAAAATGTCTATGTTGAGATTCCTCAAGTGAATCTTGATACGATCATTGGTAATAATTCCGATGTTCATAAAGATGCTGATGTTTCTTTCGCCCATCAGCAGAAACTTCATAATGATCATGCAAAAGAAAAGGGATTCTCTCCAGTAAATCTATACAAAGAATCTGACCTTGAGTTTAAGAAGTTTAAGTCTTCTGCACAAAAGGAAGTTAATTATCTGGTGAAAGAGTTTGAGTGTCGCAAGGCAGCCGATCAGTATGCTCGCGCATCTACTGCTCGCACTGGAGTTCTTGATACAACACGTCTTCATACTTACAAGTACAATGAGGACCTTTTCAAAAAAGTTTCTGTGATTCCTGATGGTAAGAATCATGGTCTGATTTTTGTTCTGGACTGGAGTGGATCTATGGCAGATGTGATGCTTGATACTTGCAAGCAACTCTTTAATCTTGTTTGGTTTTGTAGGAAAGTATCCATTCCATTTGAGGTTTATGCTTTCACGAACGAATGGAGGCGCGGTGAATATGATTATGAGAATGATCGATATTTTGCTGCTGACCGAACCCCTCATTACAAGAAGAAAGATGGTTTACTTTGTGTTGATGAAACATTCTCTATGATGAATATTCTTACCAGTAAAGTTTCTGGTAGTGTTCTTGAGAATCAGATGCTTAATATTTGGCGTCTTGCCTCTTGTTTTGGAAACACTTATCGTTGTCCCTATACTTATTCCAATCGTCTTGCTCTTTCTGGAACTCCTCTAAATGAAGCACTAATCACTCTTCATCAAATTCTCCCTAAGTTTCAAAAGGAAAATAAACTACAGAAAGTTCAGTGTATTATTTTGACTGACGGTGAGGCAAATCAACTTGTTCACCATAAAGAGGTTCAACGTCGCTGGGATAAAGAACCTTATATTGGAACTGGGTATATTAATCCACATTCAACATTCATTCGTGACCGTAAACTTGGAACTACCTACAAAATTGGTTATGGTTACCATGAGTTCACGGATGTTCTTCTTAGGAACCTGAAGGATAAGTTTTCTTCCACTAACTTCATCGGTATTCGTGTTCTCGAAAGCCGTAATGTCAGTCGATTTATTCAGATGTATCATTCCCAGAATGACAAACAATATGAAAAAATCCAGAATGACTGGAGGAAACTTAAGAGTTTCACAATCACAAACTCTGGATATGATGCATATTTTGGAATGTCTGCAACAGCACTCTCCCAAGATACTGAGTTTGAAGTTGCTGAGGATGCAACAAAGTCTCAAATCAAATCTGCTTTTGTGAAGTCTTTTAAGACCAAAAAACTAAATAAGAAAGTTCTTGGTGAGTTTATCTCTTTGGTTGCATGAAAACAAAATTCCCATTTGACCATATTGTAAAATATTCTACTAAAGAAGTCTGGGTGAAATGTGATAGTAGCATAACTGCAATGGCACTTCCTGATCTAGTGAGTAAGTATTATCCTGGATATAATGCAAAAATTGCATCAGATGAATACTTGACCCAGTGCCGCAACCAGTTGGCAAACTGACCACTGGGGTTCCAAGAGGACCCCTTTTTCGCTTATAATGACTAGGTTGAAACAAAGAAAACAAATGGCACTCTCCTCCGACTACATCCGCACTTCACTTCAGAACCTCTATGGTAACAACATTACTGGTGCTGATATTCGTGCCTGGTGTAATCTGAACGATGCTAATTATCAAACTGTTACCAAGAAATTGGATCAGTTTAAAGTTGGTCGCGGCAAGTGGAATCTCGAAGTGACCCATGAACGTGTTGAAGAAATCGAGCGTTCTTATCAAGCTCCTGCTGTTCTTCCTGTTGTGGAACAAAACCTTATCCCCGATAAAGATGATACCTTCGTCAAGTTTGGTAACTTTAATGATATTAAAAAAATTATTCAGTCCCGTATCTTTTACCCTGCATTCATTACGGGTCTTTCGGGTAACGGTAAAACGTTCTCGGTGGAGCAAGCGTGTTCTCAACTCAAACGTGAACTCATCCGTGTAAACATCACCATTGAGACTGATGAGGACGACCTGATTGGTGGTTTCCGTCTTGTGAATGGAGAGACTGTTTGGCACAATGGTCCTGTGGTAGAAGCACTTGAGCGTGGTGCCGTGTTGCTTTTGGATGAAATTGACCTTGCTTCCAACAAGATTCTGTGTCTTCAGTCTATTCTGGAAGGTAAAGGTGTATTCCTTAAAAAGATTGGACGTTATGTGAAACCTTCTGCTGGTTTTAACGTTGTTGCCACCGCCAACACCAAAGGTAAGGGTTCTGATGATGGACGCTTTATCGGCACCAACGTGCTCAACGAGGCGTTCCTAGAGCGTTTCCCTGTGACCTTTGAGCAGTCCTATCCCGCCCCCAGCACCGAGCAGAAGATCCTAGAAGGCGTTGCTCTGGACCTGCAGGTGGAAGACCGCGACTTCTGCAAGCGCCTGGTTGACTGGGCAGACATCATCCGCAAGACCTTCTACGATGGTGGTATTGAGGAGATCATCAGCACCCGTCGTCTGGTTCACATCATTCGTGCTTATAGTATCTTCCAAGATAAGGCAAAGGCAATTCAAGTGTGTGTGAATCGCTTTGATGACGAAACCAAGCAAGCTTTCCTTGAACTCTATGATAAAGTGGATGCAGACTTCCAAATGCCTTCTACTGGTCCTGAACTGACTGTAGAATACGTTGACCAACCCGCTCCATTCTGATAGAATATGGGAAGGTCAACGTGCCTCCTCTTTTTGTCCTTTTACTATGAAAACAAATGTCTGAAAATTTTGAGAGCACCTATGTGAGCAGTATTCCAGATCAATCTTATTGGAATTATGATGGAATCAGTTTGACTGGTAATCCATGTTCCCCTTCTCCTGATACTATTACTTTTTTTAATCATAATATGCCTGAAAACACAAACAAAAATGGATTTTGGAAATACAACGAAGACAAAATCCTGAAGCAACTTGAACAGTACATTTCTGGTACTTATAGTCAGCATTATGTGGATAGGACTGGCGGTGGAACTGAGCAAACACTGGATAAGATTAAGCACAATCGTCGCGAAGGTTTCTGTGCTGGTAATGTAACCAAGTATATTGATCGTTATGACACTAAAGGAACTCCACGAGCAGATTTGTTCAAAGTTCTACACTATACTATTCTTCTGATCAATCATCTTAACCTTATTGAAAACAAGTGATTATGAAACTCTCTGATAAAACCCTTTCTGTTCTGAAGAACTTTTCTTCCATCAATCAATCTATCCTGTTTAAAAAAGGCAACAAACTTCGCACTATTAGTGTGATGAAAAATATTCTTGCCGAAGCTACTATTAGTGAAGAGTTTTCCAAAGATTTTGGTATTTACGATCTTAACCAGTTCTTGAATGGTCTTGGTCTACATCAGAGTCCTGAACTTGATTTTGTTAATGACGGATACGTAGTAATTCGTGAAGGTAAAATGCGATCAAAGTATTTCTTTGCAGATCCAAACGTTATCATCACTCCTCCCGATAAAGAAATTAACCTACCTGGGGAGGATGTGTGTTTTGAACTGAGCACTGAACAACTTGATAAACTGCTCAAAGCTGCTGCCGTTTATCAACTTCCAGATATTTCTGCGGTAGGTGAAGCGGGTGTTGTAAAACTGGTTGTTCGTGATAAAAAGAACGATACTTCTAATGATTTTTCTATTGTAGTTGGCGAAACTGATTCTGAGTTTGTATTCAACTTTAAAGTGGAGAATATTAAAATTCTTCCTGGAACATATGAAGTAGTTGTCTCTCAAAAACTCCTATCTAGGTTTCAGTCTAAAAATCATGATCTAACCTATTATATTGCTTTAGAACCAGATTCTTCCTTTCAATAATGGAAAACTTATACTCTGATTTTGGTATAAAAATATTTGATAATTTTTTAACTCCAACTTATTTTTATCAACTTCAGAGTCAAGTATTAAGTCAAAAATTTTCATGGAATTACCATAATAATATTAGTAATAAAGACTACAAAAATATTAATCATCCATATTATACAAATGAGTTATGGCACTATGGATTTAGTCACTTAGTCATTTATGACGAAACAATTCATTCTAAAGAAATGCTCGACTTGATGTTGGGATTTCACAGTAAAATATTAGATGTTACTGACTGCGAATGGGTTGTACGTTCGAGATTTGATATGACTACTTTTTCTGATAGAAAAAGAAAACAAGTTCCGCACGTTGATCTTTTAATACCAAATATAACTTGTGTATTTTATCTAACAGAATCTGATGCACCAACTGTAATTTATAATGAACGTTTGATGAATTATGAAATAGAAAGTTTTGGTGAGTTGTATTCAAAAGAAGAGTTTGATAACTTTGAAGTAAAAAAAGTAATATATCCAAAAGAGAACAGAATTGTGATGTTTGATGGTTCTTATTTTCATACTGGATTTTCTCCAGAAAAATATAAAAATAGAATTACTTTAAATGTAAATGTCTCTAAAAATTTTTAAAAATTTATTATGAACATTTTTGTGACTTCTCCTTGGCCTGCTGAGAGTGCCATTTGCCTTCCCGACAAACACATCGTTAAGATGCCATTAGAGTGCTGCCAGATGCTCTCCATCGTCGCCTCTGAGAAGTGGGGGTATGGGTACGGCACTCTTCCTAAGGCAGATGGAACCCCCTACAAGACCGAGAAAGGAGCATTCCGCAATCATCCCTGCACTAAGTGGGCACTGGAGAGT